GTGAGTTGTTCTGTCTAGAACTTGAACTGCTTGTGCGATTCCACCACGATTTAAACCAGCTGGAGCGAACCATTCAGCAGCAGCATTGTCATTAGCAGCATAAACTGATGGCATTACTACTGAAGGAGGTACACTTACAATCTTGTTCAAGTTTGTATCTAGAATCTTAACCCAAGGATAATATGTAGAAACATAACTGCTATCAATTGTAGATACATCGTTTACTGCTGCATCAATCAATCCTACTGTTTGATTACTTGATGGGAATACGATGTTATCCATGATGTAGAAAGTATCACCACGGGCTTCACACATATCTGTTACCAAGTCAGTAACATAACTATGTTGTTCGTGGAAAATACCAGGTGTTACGATCAAATTGATGTCAAATTCATCAGCATTTCCAAGAGCGCCTACACATTGTTTGTAAGCGATTGAACCTGCACTATTGATATTTGTACAATTCAAACCTTGAGTATTACCTGCGATAATATCAGATCCAACATTAATTGGAATTGCTGGAGATTGTCCATCAAATCCACCTTGGAAACCTACTACGAACTTACGCATCTTAACATATGTAGCTTCGTTAGTTGCATCATATGTTGATGGGATACTACCACTCAATGAAGCAGCAAGTAATGAACCAGTTCCCATGTAAGTTGAACTTGTTGATTCCAAATCAAATGCGATATTGTATCCTACAGTAGCACCAAATGGTAGAGGAGCAAAATATTGTTCAGTATCAATCTTTACACCAGCATTTACTGAACTTGTTGGATATAGAGCAGTCAATTCTGCATCAGCACCAAGTGGAATATCACTTATTACTGTACCGGATGGGTATTTACCAGGAGCCAATCCATAAATACTTGCTTTACTGTATTGTACTACTGAAACATAATTTCCGATTGTACCTCCAAGTGGAGTAACATAAGCTTCGTTACCATATGGAACTGAAGATACTGGATATGGAACAGTATTCATTTCAATTCTGATATACTTACTCAAGTTTGTATAAGTACCGAATTCAATGATCTTACCAGCATAAGTAATGAAGTTGTATCTATCACCAATTCTACGAGCAACAAAGTTTGAAGAATTTGGATCTAGATTCAAGTTTTGGAAGATTTCCAAATACTTAGGCTTCTTATCAGTATCACTATAAGCTCTTACTGCGAGTGTGAATGAACCCCAGTCACTTCCGGCGACTGTACCAGCCAATTTAACATTGCTGATTTCAATCTTATATTGTTTATTTGTATTTGTACCATCACTTAAAGTGTGTGCTTTAAACAATTGATATTTTGTTACTGAACCTGGATTTGCATTACCACTCCAAGGAGCAATTCCTTGTGAAAGAATCCAAGGTGTTGATGCGTTTGTTAATCCATATTGAGAATCACCTGCATTCAAGTTTGTTGAATATTGATCGGTAAACTTCAATACTTCTCCAGTTGCGAATGAACTAGATGGTAGATATGCACCATATATTTTCCAACCAGGATTTCCAGTATTCAATTCATCATTTATTTTTTGAATTGAATCTTCAAATGTCTTGTACAAATATGCTGCTTCAATCTTGGCACCAGCGACTTGATCGTCTTGATTACCTACTGTTGCATTATTTCCAAATACATTTGTAATGTAATTTGAATCTGCTGGATTCAATGAGAAATCATAGTATCCAATCAAAGATGCATTTTGAGTTAATACCAATTGGAAATCACTCAATGATGTTGGATTTGTAGAACCACTATAAGGAGAAGCAGTTGTTGGTTTTTGAATCAATGATGAACCACTAAAGCCTGGAGCATTGAAACTACTATCCAATGTACCATATTGAGTATTTGCTAATACTGCTAATACTCTTGGTTTATTAGTTACTGCGGTTGGATTACATGGATCTGCTGGTGTAGTCCAGTTGGCATTAAATTCTCCTGAAATCTTACCAAATGAACCACTAATTACACCCTTAAGATAAATTTGTGCTCCACATCCAGTTGAAGATCTTAAAGCATAAATACTACCACTTACTAGTGTAATATTTGTTCCTGACAAATTTCCATCGGAATTTACGATTGTTACACTATTTCCAAGTGATCCTGAGAAATTTGAAGTGGTTGATGTAGATTCTGCTATTGATTGTAACAATTTATCATTGTTTGTATAATAACTACTTCCTTGGTAGGATGATGTTATATGTACACTAGCAAAAGTAAGATCCGATACTGTAAAACTATAAGTTTGATCGCTGTTATATAAACTTCCATTAGGTGAAATAACACTTAATGCGGTATTATCTGCAGCAGTAGAATTAAATTTTGCAGTAAATGTAGCACCAGATACAAATGATAGTGTAGGAAGTGGTGATACCTGTGATCCTGTAACTGTTAATGTTGATCCTGTTGCATATGGTGCAATGAATGCGACATTGCTAAATGCAAAAAATGTTATTTCTCCAGAAGAAATTGAATAACTATTAGTTATTGGTGATAAATCAACTGATGCAGATACTGTCGGATTAATTGTCATAGATGCACTTAAAGATCCAACGGCAGTTGGAAGTCTATAAATGTTTCTAATAACACTCAATGTGGTGTCCAATGTATATGGATATACATTTAAACTAGCCAAATTGTTAGTAATAACTTTTACTACCTGATTATTACTTACAGCAGTAACCAAACTAGCTGTTTGTGC